ATTTACCAGTTCCTAATGAAGATCTAGTTATAACATTATTGAGACGTTCTAGGTTCTTATTGAGTTTCTTTTGACTGTCTAATATGGCCTTATCAGATTTAATAAGCTTTTCAATGTTCTTAGCTCCACCACCAGCAGAAGGCGCACCTTCTTTTGTTAGCATCTTGCTAAGTTGCTCAGCAGTTACTTTCTCAGGAGCTGATAGTTTTTGTTTCTCAGCTAATTTCTTCTGAGCTTCTACTAGTTCGTTAAATGATATTGCCATTAGTTACTCTCTAATCTGTTCTTTTCTTCTTCTAGATGTTTAATTAACATTGCAGTATAAATTTCTCTCTCAAATGGTATCATATCTTCAATCTCAGTCAACGAATACTTATGGTATTGCATGAGAGCGAAGTTCATTTTATAATAATTTGCCAAGCTCTCGTGACTGAGATTAATTAAAAAAAACTTTGGAGTCCCTCCATTGTTTTTTCATGGTGCTTGCCACAAACTGGACAATCATATTCTATCTTTTGACTCATCTTAGGCATATTAGCAAAGAACTCTTCGATCTTACCAAATTGCTGTTGAGTCAGATTCTCAAGGAATTCTGTAACTTCTTGTTTAGTCTGATCCTTAATATAGAATAGTTCTTCATTAGTATAGATATAATCTACACAACTAGAAACTACTTCAAATATACTGTCAACATCGCCTTTACCCGCTTCTTCAAATTTCTCTAATACATCAATTGATGGGTATTTCATAACCACACCAACATCATCAAATAATTCTATTTTATTACTATGTGTTTCTGGAATATCTACTCTAAATTGAGATATATCTAGACTGACGTTTGCTTTTGCTTTTTCGTCTTCACATGTATCACAGAGGAATAATAATTCTACTATTTCTCCAACAGACTTAGATCTAATTTGAGTAAATAGATACTCAAAGTCAAATATAGCGAGATCATCGACTTCGATCTTTTCTACTAGGCAATCATTAATAATGGATTTTAGTGTATTCACCATTACTTTTGAATCTTCAGATTGCTGAGCTAGTAATAAAGCCTTTTCTTCTTTAACTAAGAACGGTCTAAATTTAACCTCTTTCTTAGTAGACGGTATTGTAGTTGTATACAACGGCGTCTTCATTATTGGTAAAGCCATACTATTCTCCTTTATTCATCTTATTAATTAATTGACTCAATTCACTTGTACTTCCCACGAAAATCGCGTTATTATTTGTTACCTGTTTACCTGGACCCTGATCAACTTGTTTTGGGGTATCCATCTTTTGTTTCTTCTCAGATAACTTAAGTAGCTGTTCGTTAGTATCAGCTAATTGTTTCATCAGATTACCTACAACCTCAAAAGCTCTAGGATGCTCAGACTGCTTGGCTATTTCCAAAGCATGATATAAAGCATCCTGACCTTGATTCAATAGTTTATGTAGATTATTTCTACTAATGTCATAGTCATAATCTATATTTTCTTCAATCTTTTTATTTTCAGGTATAATTTCTGTACCTGAACTAACAACTTCACCTTGTTTAAGGGGCTCGACTCCGAACACCTTAGACAAGCTATTATCTGGATTCATTTTATGTTATTTTCCTCGTTGGAGTTGTTCTAACTGTTTGAGCAGTTTGAACTTCTGGTTCACTATATTCTTCTGCACTTGGTGGAGCTGGAGGTGTGGAAGGAGTAGAATTATTTACAACCATAGGTGCTTGTGTTGGGAACACTGGTCTAGGCGGCGGAACGGCCGCTTCAGACTTTTTTGATGATGAGTATGCATTAGCACCAAAGAAAGCTGCAACCAAAGCTGAGATAGCTACAAAGTATGTTGGAGCAATATTGCCAATAATAGTTGCTGCATCGTCTACATCTAACCATGAAGCAATAACAATAGTTACTGGATAGAGTAACATACCCCATAAAGCAAACCATGTCATCTTACGCATAGCATCGCGTTGAGCATCTTGATCTTCGAGCTCTCTACGTTTAAACTCTAGATACATTGCTAGTTCTTGGCTACTAACGTAACCGTCTCCATTTGTATCTGCTTCTGCTAATTGATGATAAGCATTATCACTTACACCTTGTTTTAAATCTGCCATTTTATATCCTTTAAATAAATGTGCTTCCACGGCCTACTGAAGCGGTTTCTGATGAGAATAATGAAGATCTTCCTTGTTCAAATGAGTTAAATCCGGTTTGGAATACGTTAAAATTTGTAAAATAAGTACTTGGTATCTTCATAGCATCACCAAGGAATCCGCCGTTTAAGAATGAAGAACCCTGCGTAGCATTTGACAATGAACTTCCTGATGATGAAGAGCTTAAAGCTGAAGATTGCCAATACTTGTAGTTCATAGATACTGATAATTTCATAACTTCTTTATTGCCATAATCCATCTGAACAGCATTGAGCGTTTTAGGATATGCTTGGAATAAAGTCACAGCGTATTTACTTTTATTTGCTATATCATAAACAGCAATAGTAATATCTGTGGTATAATCTTTGTAGTAATTGAATGTTCTTGAAACTGGATCTTGAATTGCATTCATCCAAGCATCAAATAAAAGCTTAACACTCATATTGTTATCAACATAGAATCCCATATTGATATTATCGTACTGCTTCTGATAAGGCATCTCACGAACCTCACCAAATGTCTTTGCCTGTGTAGTTTCAACTGTCAAACCTGGAAGATTGACATTATCACAGTATAGTAATATCTTTCTTAGATCTTGAGAATATTTTCCAGGACCAATCACACTAGGTAATGAAAAGGATACAGCGAACCTTGAAGATCGCATTAATCCTTCGGACTTAACTGATGATATAAATTCGTTTAATGTTGACATTAGCAATTCCACTTACGTAATGCTTTATTGATCCTTGAATCAGGATCATGTGCAGTTTTGGCTGATGTTAGTCTCTTTTTCATTCCACCCATACGAGCACAGAATGATTTACGACGGTTTGCCGCTTTGCTACCAGCTTTTAACTTTGAAGGTTTAGTAGTAACTGCAGTTTGTAAATGCCCACCAGTTTTTCTGTTATAAGCATCAACACCCTTTTGTGTCATGCCTCCAGCATCGCTAAAATGACCCTTTTTGTCTTCTTCTAAATATTCTTTGAATGTTAGCATATCTTACCTCATTGAATCCTTCCAAACTGTTGCTTTGCTTGCTCCTACAAACTGTTCTACAGGTAAAAGCATTGCTGTTGCCCAATCTTCTGGACTTATTTTTCTTAATGTTGATTTCAAATGAGACTTGAGATACCTCTTAATACAAGGTTCTGCCCATTTAAACTTACCAACTCCGTTAATCAAAGCCCAAGAATACTTAATCTTGGTAGTTTCATCCATTTTCTTATTATTTGCAAAGTCCATTAATCTTTGTAGCAATATAACTCGCTGTTGATATGGTAGATAATGCATATTTAAACCAATGAATCCATCCTGAGTCTTTTTGAATGGAAAAACTAAAGGAAATACGTCGTAGTACGGTAGATCTTCTTTAGTCTTTGGATCATATAGAAACATATACAAACTTCCAGGTTGAACAGTACTAACATTTCTACTTGGATCGCCATTTAATACCTTATTTGGCGTTGGATTCTGCAGTTGAAGCATTCTAGCCTGTTGTTGAAACCAGGATTTAGAACGATTTGCCGCTATCTTCAAGTCATATTGGTTCTTTTTAAATATGTCTTTTAAATTTTGTTGATTAGCCATGTTATTATTTATATGATCTACAGACCTAATTCATTCTCGGTTATAAGGACAAACTCATATCCGCGGTCTTTACAGTATTCATTTGCAGCTTTCCATTTAGCTTGGTTTTTAATAAATGTTAATGATTCTGACAGGTAATGTTTAGTCTGTCTACCAGGGAATACTGGAGGTTGTGTTTGTTTAGATGGTTTAACTTCTACCAGATAGGTCTTAATCTGATTATCTCTGTTTTTAACCTTTATCTTAAAGTCAATAAAGTACCTATGAAGTCTATTGTCTGTTGGGCATCTGTAAGGCACGACAGTCTCTTCAGAACACCACTTAACTACTGATGGGTTCTTATCACACCAGGAAGCAAATCGAGTCTCCCAACTAGATCTCATTATAATATTAGTTGGGTCACCCTCATACTTCTCAGGGAACATTGGTTTGTACATTCGTTTATGAAACATATCTCATATTTATCATATAAATAATAAATAAATGTTTAGGAATAGATATGGCTTTTAATTTAAATAGCAAATACGCTCAGCCAGGCAATCCATTAAATGCAGGTACAAATAAACCAGCAGGTAATAATGGTCCGTCAGTTAATTTAGGTGACTACTCTGGTAGTAAGACGTACAAATCTAGAGGTGGAGCAGGAACTTTTGATGCTAACAAATATCAAATAGAAAATTTATCATATCCAACTGATCTAATGGGATCTTTAGGAGAATATGGTAATAACTATGTGATATTCTATATTAATGTGGCTGAAGATTCTAAACTAATCAAAGATAAACAGGTAGAAGTTGTTGAAGATTCTACTCCAAGAGATTATGGTGATTTGGCAGCTATCTCACAACAAGCTAATTTAGGTACTGTTGGAGCAGTTGGAGCAGCCGCTCTTCCAGCAATTACAACATTAGCAGTTTCTGGCAATCTCAAATCAAAAGCTACAGCGGCAACATTAGGTACAGCAGTTGCTGGCGGTCTAGCTTTACAAAATCTAGGAGCAACTTTCTCAGGTCAGAAGAAAAGATTAAAAACTGCGATTGCTCTTCATACTCCTAATACGTTAAGTACAAAATACACAATGAATTATGAGGAAGAAAATCTTGATGTATTTGGTGGTCTTATAGCAGGTACTAGCGCTCTTAAGAAAGCTGCTGAGAAAAAGGGTATGAGTAATATTATGAAGGATCTGGCTAATCAAGGAGCGGCTGCGGTTGCTGCCGCCGGATTAAATGTTCCAGGAACTGCTGGCCTTTCAAGACTTACTGGTTTAGCCGCTAACCCAAGAAAAGAACAGATATTTAAAGCAGTTGAGTTTAGAGTATTTCAGTTTGACTATCAATTCTATCCAAGGGATGCTCAAGAAGCTCAAAATGTTTTAGACATTATCTATCAATTTAAGTTACATATGCATCCAGAATTTAAAGATGCAAATAACTTCTTATACATCTATCCATCTGAGTTTGATATATTCTATTATAATGGAACTCAAGAGAATATGAATATCAATCGTCATACATCATGTGTACTAACAGATCTAAGTGTTGATTATTCTCCAAATGGCCAATTTACTTCTTTCTCTGATGGGATGCCAACACAAATCAATATCTCATTAGTGTTTAAAGAACTTGCAACTCTTACAAAAGAGAAGATTCAGGACGGACTATAATTTATGTACTTCGACAACTTTCCTACGTTCTTATATCCTTTTAAGGTTAATAACAAGACTGAGTATAAACTAGTCAGAGATATATCACAAAATGTTCGTGTTAGAAAAGAAATTCTAGCCAATATTACATTATATGATGAGTATGATATTAGAGAAGGAGAAACTCCAGAAATTATTGCTGAAAAAGTATATGGTTCTCCATCATATCATTGGGTAATTATGCTATGTAATGAACGTTATAACTATGTTGATGATTATCCATTAACTCAATATGAATTAGAAAAACATATTACAGACAAATATGGATCTGGAAATGAATATAATACACATCATTATATTGATGCTAATAGTCATATTGTAGATTCTACTCAAGGTGTATCAATTTCTAATTATGATTATGAAACTAGTTTGAATGAAAGTAAACGAAGAATTAAACTTATTTCTCCAACCCTTCTCAACACTATTCTTAAAAACTTTAAAGATATTATATAATGGCTGATTCTGAAGTAATACGGTTTGCTGGCGACGTCAGCATCGATAAGATTGAGATCATCTCGGCTACCGGATACGGTATGGAGGTGTCTAACCAAGTTGCTGCTTTGGAGATATACGAAGATTTATTTTCTCCCTTTATTTCAGGTGTTTTAGCTTTAAAAGATTCTTTAGATCTTGCCAACTTATTTCCGTTTGTTGGAGAAGAGTATGTCAATATCAAGATCCATACTCCATCATTTACAGGTAAGGATAAGATTATAGATGACCAATTTGTTATCTATAAGATGTCTAATCGCGAGATGGCCGGTGATCGTAATCTTATCTATGAACTACATTTTATATCAAGAGAAGCTTTAGTTGATTTAAACAAAAAGGTTAGTATTTGTTATCAAGGTAAATGTTCAGACATTGCCAAGTCAATTATCACTGATAAACTTAATGGACTAGAATCAAATAAGAATGCTATTATTGAAGACACTCCAAATGGTGTTAAGTTTATTGCAAATTACTGGCCACCAGTTCAATCATTAAACTACGCAGCTGAGACTTCAGCAAATGCTACTGGAGCAGCTTCATATATATTCTTTGAGAATAGACATGGACTAAACTTCGTCTCATTAGATCTTTTATATAAATCATCAGTAACACAAAACTTTATCTATGACGCCTACATGAGAGACTTTACTACAGATGGTAGATCTTTTAGAAATGTTGAGGAAGAATATAAACGTGTAGTTGAAATTAGTATTCCTACAGTTTATGATTATATGGATAGAGCAAGATCTGGTATGTTTGCTTCTAAAATGAGCAATTATGACTTAACTACAAAAAAACATGTAGTTAAAAATTATGACATGTTAGATGACTTTGCAAATAATAAACATCTAAATGATTATCCAGTAGCTTCAAAGAAAGCTATTCGTAGAGCAAATGCCATGACATTTACATACCCAAAGTATCATGGTAACTTTAATAACTTTGGTGATGTGACAAATGCAAAGACTATTCAAAAGCGCATATCATTGATTGCCCAAGCTGAAGCAACAAAGGTAGAGATTGTAGTTCCAGGTAGAACTGATTATACTGTTGGCCAAAAGGTTAACTTAAAACTAAACAAATTTAATCCTATTGAAGGTACAGATACTACTAAAGAAACTACTGATAATATGTTATCAGGTAATTATCTAATATCTGCAATTAATCATTTTATTGATAGAGAAAAACATCAATGCCATATAGAATTAATAAAAGACTCATACATAGTTGATTTGGATAAAGGCGCTAAATAATGAAATTATATACTGGATGTGTAGAGAATAGACAAGATCCACTTAAACTTGGTAGATGCCAAGTTCGGGTTGTTGGTCTACACAATAGTGATAAGACTAAATTAAAAACTGAGGATCTTCCATGGGCGTATCCTATGCAGCCGATTACTTCAGCTGCCATGTCAGGTATTGGCCATTCTCCACTAGGTCCAGTTGAAGGTACTTGGGTTGTTGTCATGTTCAGGGACGACGATCAGCAACAACCGATTATTCTAGGTTCATTAGGTGGTATTCCACAATCTCAAGGTTCAATTGATGAAGATAATGATCAGCTTATCCTTAAACAAGATGGTTATTTACCTGGTTCAAATGAGCAAACTATAACAGATCAAAATGGTAGTACAGTTACAAGTACAGATTCTACTCCAGGATCTGAAGATGTAGGATTAAATCCAGCTGGTACATATACTATATCTGAAGACGGTATAGCATTAATTAAACAGTATGAAGGTTTAAAATTAAATGCCTACCAAGATTCTGTTGGAGTATGGACTATTGGATACGGAACAACATCAATTAATGGAGTTGCAGTATACCCCGGACAGACTATTACTGAAACTCAAGCTGAACAATATCTAAAAGATCATTTTACAACCAGTGTTTATCCAGCAATTAAATCAAAAACAAAAGCTCCAATTACTCAGTCTATGTTTGATGGTTTATGTTGTTTAACTTACAATATTGGCTCAGGGAATTATAGTAAGTCATCTTTATTAGGCGAATTAAATTCTACCAAATATTTAGATGCTGCAACAGCATTCTTAGATTGGAATAAAGCTGGTGGACAAGTACTTGCTGGATTAACTAGAAGAAGATCTGCAGAAAAGAATCTATTCCTTAAGGATGGTATACCAAGTATTACTGGTGACTTATCTCCAGTTAACGAACCTAAAAAAGATCCTGTCGAATCAACAACTAATCCATCTGGTTTAAGTGAGAGCGGAATAGCTAGAGTTCTTGGATTCAAGGATCCAAAAGGTAAGTATCCTCTCTATAAAAATGAACCTGATACTAATAAACTTGCTCGTCATGAAGACATTAAGAAAACAGTAGTATATAAGAAAGAACTTGCCAGAGAACGCGGTGTTTATACTGCTCAAAATATTTCATGGGATCAATCACCAATTCCGTATAATTCCAAGTATCCATTCAACCATGTATTCATGACGGAATCTGGCCACGTGATGGAGTTTGATGATACAGAAAATTCAGAACGTATTCACATCTACCATAAAACTGGTACATATACAGAGATCGATGCAAATGGTACTAAAGTTAATAGAATAGTCGGTGATAACTACGAGATCTTAGAGCGAAATGGGTATGTCTACATCAAGGGAGCTTTAAATGTTACCATTGATGGAGATCATAACGTTTTAGTTAAGAATGCAATGAACGTTGATGTTCAAGGTAATGTGAATATGAACGTGTCTGGTGATATGAATGTTGCTGTAACTGGTCAATATAATCTTAGAGCTAAGGGTGTTAACATTGAGTCAACAGCAAATCCAATTAATGTCTTATCTCAAAACAGTTTAAATCTGCAGTCTGCCGCAGCAATGAACCAAAAAGCTGGAGCAACATGGAATGTAGATTCAGTTCGTGCTGACATCAATGATGGTACAGCTGGAAATGCTTCTGGTACTGGATTAACTACACCAGCAGAAATTACTCCTGAACAACCGGTGTTTACTGACTTGGTAGTGATTACCCGTGGAGCAGAGGCGGCAGCGCACTATGAAACTCCTGAAGAAGGCGATCCATCAGAATATATCCAAAAACAGATTAATGATGGTACATTAAATCCTGATGATCAGAATTATGGTTCATCTCAAGGATCTACATCAGTATCTCCAAATACAGTAACTCCGTTACCAGCAAGTTGTAATGTTATTCAAGGTATGGACAAATTTACCGCTGATATGCAGTTGTCAACTCACTTTACATTAGGTTCATTAACATCTAATGGAACAAGATTACCAGTTAACCAACAAGGATTAACTGCTCAGCAAATTGTATGTAATCTTAAAGGATTGGCAGAAAACTGCCTTGAACCAATTATTGATTTATATCCATCAGCAATTATTACCTCTGGATTTAGAAGACCTGGAGATGTGGCTAAGTCATCAGCAACTTCACAACATTACTTAGGTCAAGCAGCGGATATTGTTATTCCTGGATTTAATAGACAAAAACATTATGAGGCTATTCAAGCTATTCAGCAACTTATTCCATACGATCAACTCATATTGGAATACTCTGGAGCTAATACTGTTTGGATTCATGTATCCTTCAAGTATACAGCAAATAGACAAATGGCAATGACAATGAGAGACCATCTTAAATATGGCGGCGATGGGCAGTTTACACTGATTGCATAATGGCATTTAGTCCTTCATCAACGCAATTAAATACATTAAATGAACTTAAGAATTTAAGCCATTTAATATCATACACTGATACTACTGGAAGCCTTGGAGCTACTGGATATTATGTAACATATCCAGTCACAATAACAACATCACAACCAAATGTTACAGTTATGGTTACTGGTAATACTATATCTGGTTATTATTCTGATTGTTTTGATAATGAAATCCATTATAGAACAGTTGATAATAACTTTGTTATGGTAACAAAATGGTCAGATATACTTATGGCTATAGCCGATGGAGTTTTATCTGAAGTTTATTACTATAAAGCTGATACTACAACACGAATAGTTTACAGTTATCTGGCAACTGCTGGAAATGGCGCAACGCAGACTTATACTATTAATGTTGATAATGATTGGACATCTGGAAGAAATCAAGTTATAAAATTCACTAACTTGACTAAATATCAGCAAGAGATCCTGATGCTGTGGATAAATAATAATAGCGATAAAGTTGCATGGGCTAATAACATATTAGACATAATAGACTGGGAAAACGACGTACTATGACATTAATTATACCAAATACATTTGCCAATAGAACTGGCTCAGCTCCTCTACTAGATTTAGATGAGAATTTTACCTATTTAGTTAATAATATAAATGGAAATGCTGGTGCTTCTTCAATATTAGATGGAGGAAGTCCTACTACAACATATACCGCAGGCAGTCCAAATATTGACTGTGGTGGAGTAAGTTAATGGCATTTATACAATTCCAATTCAGACGAGGAACAACTGCAGAATGGGGAGCTACTGGAGCTAATCCAATACTCGCCAATGGAGAAATGGGTATTGAAACAGATACTCATAAATTCAAAGTTGGTGATGGTACTACTGCATGGAATAGTTTACCTTATGGTGGTATTCAAGGTTATCAAGGAGCTACTGGTTCTACTGGCCCACAAGGTTCTACAGGTGCTCAAGGTCCAACTGGTGGAGCTTCTGGACCTCAAGGTTCTACTGGTTCGCAAGGTGCTTCTGGTTCTACTGGTTTAACTGGTGCCACTGGTGCCACTGGTGCTTCAGGTGCTCAAGGTGCTTCAGGTGCTACTGGCACTCAAGGTGCTTCAGGCGTAGGAGCTACTGGTTCTCAAGGTATAACTGGTGCTTCAGGTTCAACTGGTTTAACAGGTGCTACAGGAATTCAAGGTGCTTCAGGTTCAACTGGTTTAACAGGTGCTACAGGAATTCAAGGTGCTACAGGAATTCAAGGTGCTTCTGGTATTCAAGGGGCTTCTGGTATAGGTGCTACTGGTATTCAAGGTGCTTCAGGTTCAACTGGTTTAACAGGTGCTACAGGTATACAAGGGGCTTCAGGCGTAGGAGCTACTGGTTCTCAAGGTATAACTGGTGCTTCAGGTTCAACTGGATTAACTGGTGCTACAGGCATACAAGGTGTATTAACTCCTTGGAATATAATTACTGGAAGTACATCTGTTTCTTCTGGTCAACAAATCATTGCTAATACTAGTAGTGGATCATATACTTTAACATTACCAGGTTCTCCATCATTAGGCAATTCAGTTGTAATTCAAGATGGAGCAAATTGGCAAACTAATAATTTAATTATTGCTCCAAATGGAAATTTAATAGAGAATCAGTCAGGTAATTTAATACTTGATGTTGCTGGAATATTAGTTTATCTAATTTATGATGGATCGCAATGGCAAGTTTCATCAACTGTAGGAGCAATTGGAGCAACTGGTCCTCAAGGTCCTACAGGTGGAGCGTCTGGACCTACTGGAGCAACAGGTCTTACAGGAGCTTCTGGATATGTAGGTCAAGATGGAGCTACTGGTCCTCAAGGTCCTACAGGTGGAGCCTCAGGTCCTCAAGGAGCTAGTGGAGCAACAGGTATCAATGGAGCATCAGGTCCACGTGGATTTACTGGTGCAACTGGAGAAACTGGTGCATCAGGAGTAGGAGCTACAGGTATAACTGGAGCAAGTGGAATAACTGGCGCATCAGGTATAACTGGAGCATCAGGTTCTACAGGTATTAATGGAGCCTCAGGAATTAATGGCGCAACTGGTATTACAGGAGCATCAGGTATTAATGGAGCCTCAGGAATTAATGGAGCGACTGGCGCAACTGGTATTACAGGAGCATCAGGAGCAACCGGACCTGGAGCAAATCAAACATTAAATACAACATCAAGTGTACAACATGCTTCATTAGGTATTGGAACAACTCCAGGAGCTACAGGAGAAATTAGAGCTACTGCTGATATCACTGCGTATTACTCATCAGACGAAAAACTAAAAGAGAACATTCAACAAATAGAAAATGCTCTTGGTTTAATTGAACAAATCAATGGGGTTAGATTTGATTGGACTGAAGATTATATTAAATCACATGGTGGAGAAGACGGATATTTTGTCCGTAAACAAGATATAGGTGTTATTGCTCAAGAGATAGAAAAAGTTCTACCAGAAATTGTAGCACAAAGACAAGATGGTAACAAAGCGGTTAAGTATGAAAAAATTGTGGCAGTATTAATTCAAGCAGTTAAAGAATTATCCGTTAAAGTTAAAGAATTGGAAAGCAAATGGCAATAAATTTAAGTACATTATCTAGTGGAGCATTAGCTGGACCAATAGGAGCCACAGGAGTTCAAGGTCCACAAGGTAATTTTGGTGGAGCTGCATTTGAATACTATTATGATAGTTCAAGTACTGCTGATTCAGATCCTGGATTAGGTAAGATTAAGTTTAACAACACTTCATTAAATTCAGTAGCTTATCTATACATTAATGAAACTGATACTAATAGTTTAATTGCAACAAGTTTCTTAGAAACAATCGATGATTCAACATCAAATATTAAAGGTCATTTTTCTGTTGCTGAAAAATCTAATCCATTAGTTTATACATTATTTGCTATCATAGGTTCTCATACAAAGTCTGGAAGTTATTATAAAGTTCCAGTAGGATATCTGTCAGGTGATACAACATTAACAGATGAACTAGATGTTATTCTAACATTCCAAAGATCTGGTGATAAAGGAGATACTGGCGATTCAGGAGCTACTGGTAATGCAGGAGCTACTGGTCCTCAAGGAGCTACTGGTAGTTTAACTCCATGGTCAATAATTACTGGAGCAACTGGAATAATCAACGGTAAGCAACTTATTGTGGATACAACTTCTGGTCCGTTTTCAATATCATTACCAGCTTCTCCGTCATTAGGTGATACAATACTTCTACAAGATGGTAATAATTGGTATTTAAATAATTTAACTGTATTACCAAATGGTTCTACAATTGAAGGTCAATCAGACTATTTAATATTAGACGTTACTAATACATTAGTCTACTTAATATATGACGGTAGTACTTGGCAAGTTATATCAACAGTTGGTCCAATGGGTGCAAGCGGTATACGAGGAGCAAGCGGAGCTACAGGAACTCAAGGAGCATCTGGTGTAGGTGAAACTGGAGCATCAGGTATTCAAGGTATACAAGGAGCAACTGGAGTTCAAGGAGCAACTGGAGTTCAAGGAGCAACTGGAGTTCAAGGAGCAAGTGGAACTACTGGCGTTCAAGGTGTTCAGGGAGCTTCAGGCTCAACAGGATTAACTGGTGCTACTGGAGTTGGTATCATAAATGCATATTGGTCTGTAGTTGGAGCATCAGGAGCGACAGGAGCTTTATACTTTGTATTTAATGGAACCAATATAGCTAAGTTAGATTCTGCAGGAAACTTTAGTGTTGTTGGTGACGTCATAGCTTACGAGACTATTACTTAATCATGGCTTTACCTTCTAGCGGAAGAATTAAACTAAGTGATGTTAATACCGAATTAGGATTATCATCTACTACACGCGTATCTTTAGGTCAAGCTACTGTTCGAACTTTAACTGGTGTTGTATCTGGTAAAATTGCTTTAGCTGCAAATGGATATGGCAAGGCAAATAGAGTATCATTAAGCAGTACATTTTCTAGTAATACAGCTAATGCTACAGTATCTGTTTCTACATTAATTGGCTATATAGCTGGAAAAACTGATTTAACAATTACAGTTAATAGTGGAGTATATGTTTATTCTACAGATACAACAGCTCCTGGATTAATTATATCTAATGCTGCAGCAGGCGATACTGTAACATTAGTTAATAATGGCTATATCATGGGTAAAGGCGGTAATGGAGCAGGCGTAGGTGGTCAAGCTTATGGTACAACTGGTGAAGTTGGAAAACCTGGTGGTTCTGCTATATACTTGGGATGCAATATTTCTCTTACTAATAATAGTTATATTGGTGGTGGTGGCGGTGGAGGAGCATCAGTTGGTAGATCACGCAGCGGTGGAGCTGGAGGAGCGGGTGGAGGAGATGCCGGTGATGCTAGCTTATCATATCCTACTTACTTAGGTGGTCGTGGCGGGGCTCCTGGTGCCGCTGGAACAAATGGTTCTAATACCGGTGTACCTACCCATGGAGGCGGTGGAAGAATAATGCCAGGTGTCGGTGGTGGACAAAATTCTAGTGGTGGTCTTGGAGGCGGAGCAGGAGGTGGGGCTGGACCAAGAGCATATAATACTTCAGCATCACCTTCTTTACAATTTGCTGGATACTCTTCAGGAGGAAGTGGCGGTGATGCTGCAGGATTAGCATACCTTATAAATTATGAACATTCTTGCGGTGGTGGAGGAGGTTGGGGAGCAAAAGGTGGAGACGCCCAATCTGGAGGAACAGGATCATATCGAAACTTACTAATGTCAGGCGGAGCTGGCGGTAAAGGCATAGAGCTTAATGGTTATTCAGTCACATATGTAACAACAGGTACAATTTATGGAGCGGTTAGTTAGGAGATAATTATGGCAAGAAAATGGGCAATACACAACCAAATTACAG